CCAATAACCGCCCTGTTGTCATTGTTTTTAATAATATCATCAATCGTAATCTCCCTTACTTTTTCAATATTCATATCAACCGGAACCTCATCACCTTTATCATATGAAAAATGAAAATGACCACCTGTTTTATATTTACTACCTGAACGATATTCATCTAAATAATTAAATCCAGGATATTTTTGTTCATATTTTTTAAGAATACTATTAATTTTACGATAATGTGCCGGATAATCACTAACAGTAAAGTCTATTGCCTTTCCCTCAGGGTGTAATCCCCCCTTTCTTGAGTGATACAAATCATTACCTGCAGTTACTCTAATATTAGCATTTGGAACTTCACTTTTAATATCTTTGAATAGTTTCTCAGCAATATCAGATAAGTTATCTGTTATCTCACCAGCACTTGTGAGTTCCCCAACACTATAAATTTGTTTTTCTCTAATACCTAAATTATCTAAAACAGATCTTAAATCTTCAGCACTTTCATTTAGTGCATTTGATTCAGCAATCTTTTCTTTTAACACTTTAACAAACTCATCCTGAATCATTTTTGCAAACTTTACGTGTGCCGGAACATAATCACTTTTACCCCCTCCAAATCTTCTTCCTCCTCTCGGTGGTCGTGTTTTTCTTCCAAAGTAATTTAATGCCGAAATGTTCGTAATACATTTATGTCCACCAGAATTGGCATCAATAATATCCCACGCAGAAACACCTAACTTATCTAACAACTCCCAATCCGATTCCTGAAGTTCTCTACTTGGTTTATCCATTATATTTTTCAGTTTTTGCATCTTTCTGTCACCATCTTTTGTAGATCTGATCTTCTTACCATAAAACGCTTCAAGATCCGCAGAAGTAAAACCAACTGAACCTTCACCCGCAGATGTTTCTGACACCCACTTAATCGTACTTAACGGTATTATTCTCTGTTTTAAAGAACTTTCCCACTTTGAAAGGACTTCATCTTTAATCTTACCTAAATCAACTCCTTTTAACTCCCTATCCACTTTGAAGGGGTTACACGATGCTTGAACCAATCCCATTGGCCATGCAATAACAAAGAAGTCAGCGTCGGGGTAATTTTTAAATGGTGTGTATCTGTCGTAGGAACCTGGTTTGTATAATGCACCACCTCCCCATTGAACAATAATACCATCTTCATACTTCACATCAGGACTTGATGCTTGAGATTCAACATATTTTTGTTGATTCGCCAACATCTGTTCAGGTGTGGCATATCCCTCTTCTTTGGCAATTTTCTTTATATTTTGAAAAATATTTAATAAAGACGGTGATGAATTCATTACCAGTCTTTCTAAAAAGTTTGGTTTGTTTTTATACGCCAACAATAATTTGTTGGTAACTAACGCCAATAATGTTTTATTATTTTGTAAGGATTGATCTTTATCTAATCTAAAAATCAAATTCATTACTTGATCAGGTGTAATGTTATATTTTGCGTAGTCCGCAGAATCAATGGTTGAAACCATTAGGATATCTGAACTTGGAAATATTTCTTTTGGTGAAAGTATTTGAGAAACCGTTGCAACGTTTGATCTAGATGGTCTAAATGAAACTGAAGTATCACCCTCCACTCCACTTTGAGAATCGTGGTGATCAGTATGAATTACAAACATCGGTTTTCCGTGAGCGAAATCAACCAACACCGGCATAACATCACCAGTTGCATCTTGTTTTTTAACTGCAAATTCTTTGTCACCATATTGAATGATTTCTGAATCAACTACTTCTATTCCATTATTTTCCAAATAATTCTTCATCGCCAAAGCAGTTGTGACACCATCCAAATCTTGATGGAAATATATTTTGGCCTTTGGATATCTATCAGCCAACGCTTTGATATTCCTTAATCCCGATTCTTTAATTATTTTTTTCATCTACTGTGTGGACCTTTAGTTTGATATTGGATGATATCACCAACTCTGAAATCATTTTTTAAGTTTTTACAAAATGGATTCATTTCTTGTAAATCAACCTCCGTTTTATTTTGAAATTCACTATACGTATCACCTTGTTTAATTTTGTGTAAAATACGAGAATAACCACCCTCCACATTTTTATATCCTGTGTTAGCTATATCCTGTGCCAATTTTTCTTTAGTAAAACAATATTTTTCACCCGCACCACTCGGTTTAGGTCCTTTTCTCAATAGTTCATCTGCCGCTTCTCTGTAGACACTGTCAACAGGTTGATTTGATTGTTCAGAAATTACTCTTTTAATAATATCTTCCAATTCACTTTCTGTAAGTCTTATTACTTTTTTCATATTAAAAAACGTTTAATTATAAATATACTAATAAACAAAAACCTCTCGTATTTGAGAGGTTTTAGTTATCTTAATTTATATTGTTTTCGTCTATTACTATTTCCAATTGTTTTTGTTCGGTCTGATATTCTTTAATCCGTTTCCTTGCCACCTCACAATAATTCTCACTAATATCTAATCCGATCCACGATCTACCTAACATCTCAGCAGCTAAACACGTTGTACCTGAACCATTGAATGGATCCAAAATAATGTCTTCTTTATACGAAAGAATCTTAATTGCTCGGTAAGGAATATCTAATGAAAATGTAGCCTTCGTTTTCTGTTGTGTGTCCGCAAAATAGTTCCATTGACCGTACACCAACGAAATAAAGTCTTTCTTATCTTTATCATCATATACCAACTTCTTCCTCATCTCACCCTCAATCTTTTCATTAGGAACCATTTGATACTCTCCTTTCCACTGTGCAGTACCCTTATTTATTTTCTTTGATTGTTTTTTGTATGCCAATATAACACACTCTTTTGGATTATAAATGTAAGGTGCCGATGGACTCATCCAACTACCCCAAGCGGTTGTCTTGCTTCTGTGAGGTGAACTTTCCTCCAAATCCACAATCCCAAAAAATCCAAAACCAATCTCCTTCATTACCATCCATATCTCCGCAGAAATATAAATTCTTCCACCCTTATCCTGACGATTGATCTCATACGGAATGTTCAAAGCGATACGACCATCATCTTTTAAAACTCTATACGCCTCCCTTAGCCACTCACGAGTAAATTTCATATACTCGGCAATATGTTTATCATCATCCCAACTGTCATAATCAATACCAACACCATAAGGTGGTGAGGTAACAATCAAATCAATGGACTTTTCATCCATTTCTGACATCAGTTTTATACTGTCACCATTGATTATTTTATTCATATAATTTTCTAAAGTTTTCATTTTGGCGTTCATTTTCTTCTATTACTTTAATACGTCTGTCTAAATAGAATAATGCTTTTTTTAAATCTTGTAAAGGTGGATTATCATCTTTCTTTCCACTTCTAACAATATATTTTAGGACATTGAATAGGTAAGCATCCTTGTCTAAACCAGTCGCCTCTGCAATTTTTATTACTTCATACGGATTTTCCTTTCCACCGTAGTGGTCAGGGTGATTAACTAATTCTTTCATTTGTATTATGAGTTTTGTTTCAAAACGAAGTAGTCCTTCGCATATTTACTTTCCTCAATAATACCTAAATTAATTAATTTATCAAGAAAACTTCTGGTCTCGTCAACTGAAAGTTTTAAAATATAATTAGCAATATAACTAATATGCACAGGACGACGAAGTTTTCCGTTAAGATGGTGTAACGTTTCTTTACTTGGATTCATATTTCATTTTTTTATTTTCCTTACGTAACTTTCTTTTTTTCTTTTCAGATAAGTTGGGTGAAATCTCAATCTCATCTACATTTTCTTTTGTTTTTACTACTTTGGGTTTTTTTGATTTGTACTCACTTTTGGAACAGTACTCCCAACCCTGATTAACCATAAACTCTGCAGTTTTATCGTCAATTCTTTGGATCTGATCACCTTTTTTAATTGTTTTCATACTCTATATAAATAATTAATTTAATTTACTAATTCAAATAAAAATACTCAATTTTTTTCTTTGTTCTCTTTTTTAAATTTTTCGTAAAATTTACTTGACCATTCATCAAGTATTAAAATATCAGAAGTGAAAATTTTTACCAATAATTCTTTTGGTGTATTCTCTATAAACTCCTTTGTTATAAATCTTTTTGTAAAACCCATTTGTGATCTGAATTTAAAAATACTGATGTTATATGTTCTCTATCCCACTCATTGGGTGAAATTAAAGATAAGAAATAATTTCCGTCATTTCCAACATACAAATGATAAATTTCACCCACTACGGGTTCAAACGAAAATTTGGAATTATAAATAAGTTCATTTAACTTAACCTCGTCTAATAGAGTTTTATAGTCTTCAACTAACTCATTATATTTTGATGTGAAAATTTTTTGGACTTTGTTTACTTTCCTTTCCTTAAAGACTTTAACATCATCAAGAGTAATTGAAGGTGCAGATACACTGGTACCGTAAGGTAATAAAAAGGCGTTGTATGTTTGGCTTTCAGGGTCCCAAACTATTTGATCTGGTTTTTTAATAATCTTTTTTTTCTCTAATTTCATCTATTTTAATTGTTTGAAAAATGTGATTCATAATCTTTCTTCTCGCTAAAGATAAAATTCCACCTTCCAATGGATATTTTTTAGAATAATAAATTCTAAACACCGGTCTCCCTTCTATTTTCTCTTCTTTTGTTCTCCTTTCATCTGTTTCTAATCCAGAATATTCCCATATTAACTTATTATAATCATCAACAGGTCCTTTATACTTAAGTTCAATTTCACACTTATTTTCCAAAACTTTAGGATGAATTCTCCTCAATCTATAATGATATAAATAAAACTCATCATCATAAGTAAGAAAAAAGAATCCCGAACCTGGTTTTTTCTTTGCAATGATATCTTCATTTTTAACAATTTCAATATTAACCGCATCATAAATTAAGGACCAAACTGATTTAGCAATTAAAAATAAGTCAGTAAACTTTTCTCTGGCAAATATAGCAATCTTTTTAATTTCATCCCAATCTTTATTATATTTTTCAGGAATATTATTAAAAATAAGATCACTCATTAAAATTTCATCATCTATTTCTTCCGGATACCTTTTTAATGTTATATACTTTTTCTTATCAATAACTTTTGACATATTTGCAACATGTAAAGACACCTCTTGAAAGCAAGGGTATAATTGAAAATTATCTAAATCCTCTTGAACTTTTGAAATGTAATCAAAAAGTATATATTGTTTGTGTTCAAAATCTATTGGATCCTCTAAAAACCAATCCGTGTCTAATCTCATAATTTTTCCTGTATAGTATCTTCAAACTTTATTGTTAGTACTAATATTCTATTTTTTTTGGATGTTGTAAATAGTGAATACGATTTCAAAAAACACCTTTAATTTTGTAATTCAGATCATTTGGTATTACTTATTTACTATTAAAGTCATAAATTTTAATTAACTCTATATACGTAATACCAAGTTCCGTTTATTTGTGCTTCGTTTTCAGAACCATCATAAGCTGATAACACATTGCCAGTACCATCGGTATCAATAGTATCTTCAATCATTTGGTCCACATCTATATAATCTTCAATCTTCAAACCTAGTTCTTGCATAGTTTCAGGAATATCATACATTCTTTCACTTACCAAAGATTCAACCATATCATCTATCATACCAACAGTTGGCTCTCCTTGAGGATCATCCTTTATATCCTGAATTTCATCTCTTAATTCTTCCATGCTTTCTTCGGCAGCATCTCGGTCATCTTGTTCTTCAGTTTCATCTAAGAAAATCTCTTCCAAACCTTCATATTCCTCTTCCAATTTTTCAATCTCAGATTCTTGCCAATCAGCAAGAGGTAAATCATCAGGGTCAAAATAAATCTCAGGATTTTGTGATACATCATTT